GCGCTGTGAACGGTACTGCTGGTGCGGCTATACTAGAGCCATTGATTATTGGTCAGGCCGCTTCAGAACAGTACGGTTTTGGCATGGCTGCATCTATGGACGCTGACTATGGCTTGATGGACAGCTTCTTAAACTTGACGTTCGGTGGTGTTTTAGGCGGTGGTATACATTACGGTGTAGGCAAACTTTCCGACAGAATCGAGGCGTCCGCTGCAAAAGACGAGGCTTTAGCAAGGTCAGTAGCCCAAGCCGCATCAGGTCAACCAATACAAGTAGGGCAGCTTATAGCGCAGACTGAAGCCAAGTCTTTGGAAGATACGATTCAACGCGCAAATGAAAGAATAGCCAGAGACAAGCCAGACGTTGCTGCTGTTGAACGAGTTGTAGACCCTGACACGGGAGAGATTACCAGCGAACAGGTGACTGCCCGTAGAGAGGCCAAGCCAGACACCCCAGATGTTCAGCGCAAGGGAACGGCGCTTCCTAAGATATTAAAGGCAGAAGAACCTCGGTCACTGTTAAAATTCATATCCGACATGGGTGGAATATGGACTGGTGAAAAACTTATTACAGAAGTTAAACGGGCTGCTGGTGTTCGGTACAAGGGGATTGCAAACAAAAACCAAGCGGCAACAACACAAGTTCGCGGCAAAAAGAAAGTCACTGAAAAAGTCAGACCAGGTGGAAAGACCTTGGACGATATGCTTACCATGGCGAGAGAAGAAGGCTTTTTACCGCCAGCAATGGAAGGTGTGCCAGACGATGTAGGTATCAACGACTTACTTGAATTGATTGAGTTGGAGGCGCGAGATGGTGTCAAACAATATTCCGATGCTGATGTCGGGCAAGTCCAAGCGTTTGAGGACGCAGCCCAGCTTGAAACCGCAGCCAGACAGTTCGGCATAGACCCCAAGGGTTTGGATGACGATTCTTTTTTAAGGGCAGTGCAAGAGGCCGCAGATAATCAAGAGTATATTGACTTTAATACGAGTGCAGTAGAGGGGCGTGTGGAAGATGCCAACACAATGCCTGTATACGATGGCGGCGAACTGACAGAGGCCGAGGCTGTAAAGCTACAGCAAGAGTCACAGATACACGATTACAACTTGGGTGAAGATGCTGATGCAAAACCTATTCTTGATGAAATGGATAAAGATGGCATAACGCCACCTGACGTTGACCCTGTTGTTTTAAATCGTGAGAATGAATTATTGCAGAATGACGTTGACCAGATGGCAGATGCTGGCTTTGTTATACCTAAAGATTTCATTGATGCTATTGATGATGCTAACGACTTGGTAACAAAAGCAGACACAGTTTATGACGATATGACACGGGCTGGTGTAGTTTGTATGAATAGGAATTACAGAGGATGAGTATTCAAGTTTGCGCAGCAGAGGTTCTTAGGGTTGCTATTGACGGTGGCATCCAAGTACCCAAAGAAGAAATCAACGACATACTCAAATCTGTCAAAAGAAAAATTGATGGACGCGGGGCTGTTGATGGAGAAACTGAGCTACAAAAACTTATCTTGGAAGCCCAGACGGAAATATCAACACAGGCAAAAGTCAACGCGGCTATCAAGAAGCGTAACGCACTAATCAATGCCCGTGTATACGGCAAGGTAATGACTGCTTTAAAGTCAGACCCCGATAACCCGCAAAGAGTTTTGTCAGCTATAATGGTTGGAGATGCAAGGCGTGGCTTGTTTAGTGTGGATGCCCAGCAAAAATCCATTCTTCTTGAACATGCTGGCGGTTTAGTAGCCGAGTTAAAACGCCATGATAACTTAGACATTTTCAAAAGCGGTGATTTGGACGGGAAGATATACCAAGAAATGTTTGATGGGCTGGGTTCTTCAAAAAATAAAGAAGCTAGGCAAATTGCTGAAGCTATACAAAAAGTGCAAACCCGCATGTTAAAAAGAAAAAACCGTGCTGGTGCAGCTATTCGGGAATTGTCTAATTATGTCGTAAGGCAAAACCATGACCCGCTACTGTTACGCGGTAAAGGGCTTGAGCAGGACAAGACAGACTGGATTAACTTTGTTAAGGAACGCATAGACACTAAAAAAACCTACATGAACAAGCCGGAAGACATGTCAGAAGACGAGTTTTTAGGAAACATGTACGACAACCTAGTGTCGGGCAACCACATGAAAGCTGATGGTATTTATGGACAAGATGGAAGCTTAGACCCTCTTGGTGGCTACAAAGGTTATGCAAATCTTGCGAAGAAAATGAGTGCCGAAAGGTTGATACATTTTAAGAATGGTGAGTCAGCGTTTCAGTATGCTAATAAATTTAGCCGCCAACCTTTGCGAGAAGCCGTATATTCTGGATTAGGCCATGATGCACAAAACATTGGTTTAATAGAAACATTTGGCACAAACCCAAAAGCCATGTTTGATAGGATAGTTAAAGATGCACCAATGCCGCTAAAGGCAAAGCCAAAACTGTTTGAGAAGTTTAGTGAACGCGCTTTGAGAAATCAATTTGCTGAACTAGATGGAACAACTAGGGCCATCGGTGCAGGCGCACCAATATTAGGAACAAGCGTCACTTGGTCTGGCATCGCGTCAGGGCTACGGGCGTTGCAGGCTATGTCTAAGTTAGGCATGGCAACAATATCATCATTTTCTGATATAGCTACAAAAGCTGCGTTTATAAACTCAAACACAGAACGCGGTGTATTCGGCGCATACGCCACTGCGCTAAGAGATACCTTTAGAATATTCAATAGCGAAGAACAAAAAGAACTAGCACTGCTTTTGAACATTGGCGTTGAGAACGAACTGGCAGAAATACATTCTAGGTTTAGCGCAAACGACAGTGCGCCTGGGCAAATATCAAAAGCGCAACAAACATTTTTTAAGTTAAACGGCATGCAGTGGTGGAACCACACTCAAAAAGTTGGTCTTGCCCGTATGCTTTCAGCAGATTTGGCAAACTACACTAAGAAAGATTTTTCACAAGTGCCAGCGGCTACCCAGCGTTTGTTGGGTTTGTATAACATTGGTGAAACTGAGTGGCCTTTGTTTCGTGACTTAGATTTAACAATGGCAGACGGGCGGCAGTACCTTACTACTGACATAATAGACAGCATAGACAACCAGAAAATAGACCCTATTATCAGAGACTTGCGTGGTACTCTGGATGTTACTGACGATATGCGCCAGCAATACAAAGATGAGTTACGCACAAAGATAGCCTCTTACTATTCAGACAGCGCCGACACAGCCATACCAACGCCAGGTGCGCGTGAACGTGCAATAATGAACCAAGGCTTGCCGCGTGGAACAGTGGCAGGCGAGGCTGTGCGAATGATAATGCAGCTTAAAGGTTTCCCAATTACCTATGTTACTAAAGGAATAGGGCGGCAGCTAGAGTCGGGCGGTAAACTAGGCGTTGCTAAAATGATGCTTGGCACTACTGCTATGGGCTACATCTCAGTAGCTACCAAGGACATATTGAAGGGCAAAGAGCCACAGGAAGTATTTTCTGACGATTTTACCAAAAGCAAAGATGCGTTTATCAGGGCGTTTACGCAAGGCGGCGGCGCAGGGATATACGGTGACTTTATATTTGGTGAGTTCAACAGGTACGGGCAGTCGCCGCTAGAGACGTTTGCTGGCCCTACGCTTGGTACAGCGGGTGATATTTTAAAACTTTATGCAAAATTTAGAGATGGTGATGACGCGGCTGGTAACGCAGCACAACTAATGCTGCGCAACACACCGTACATGAATTTGTTTTATGGAAAGTTAGCGGTAGATTATTTGTTTGCATATGAACTAACAGAGTTTGTGAACCCTGGTTACTTTAAAAGAATGGAAAGAAGAATGAAAAAAGACACAGACCAAGAGTTTTACTTTCCACCCTCTCAATACGTTAAATAAGCCAGTGCTTTCTTAAACCATCAAAATAAGGTATATATACTCTAGGAGTTTGAAATGACAGTTAGTAGCACCACAACCAGAAACAGTTACAGCGGTAATGCCAGCACTAGCGTCTTTGCGTATACGTTCAAAATCTTTGATGATGACGATATTACTGT